GAATAGTTAAACAAAAAATTTCCTTTATTCATCAAAGACAAAGTTGCTGGAGAATTTTTTTCTCCAGCAACTTTCTTTATCTTTAAGCCATTGAAATACAATACTGTCCAATCAGCTCATCCAACTATTGCGTCGGTGGACAAAGGGATACACAATAAAACAACCAAATATGGACTGCCAACCTACTGAAATTACCGCCCTAATGAGACACAGGGCGGTTTTTTCATAGGCAGAGGAAGGAGGTATCCCTACAAGTGGGGCTTGACTGCAAAAAGTCAGGCCCTTTTTTCATGCCATCAAATAAGAAGGAGGAAATGCGAATGGCCGATGAAAAAGCAAAAATTGTAACTGACGCAACCGGGCCGAGCTCTGGCCCTGCCCCGGCCCAGCCCGAAGTGGACGCACAGGTTTCCAAGCAGGAGCAGTCCGCTCCCGAGGCTCCAACCCCGGATAAGGCCGAAGCTCCCGCACAGAAAGAAGCGCCCAGCAAGAAGGATAAAGCAGTACAGAAATCTGCACAGCCGGGAAAAACGGAAAAGGCCGCTCCCTCCGAAAAGACAGAGAAAGCCCCCAAGGCTCCCAGTCCCGCTAAGGGTGCACCGGAGGTAAAGGCTCCCGTTCAGGCTGAAACACCTGCGGCTCCCGCCGAGGCTCCACGCCCGGGCAAGGAGGAACAGATTGTTTATATCAAGCTGTCCGAACTCCACGCCTTCAAAAATCATCCCTTCCAAGTCCGTAATGACGAGGAAATGAAGGCCATGGTGTCCAGCGTCCGGGATAAGGGCGTGACCCAGCCCGCTATCGTCCGTCCCCGTGAGGACGGCGGGTATGAAATCGTATCGGGCCACCGCCGCCAGAAGGCCAGCGAACTTGCGGGCTTCGTGGATATGCCTTGTATCGTCCGTGACCTGACAGACGAGCAGGCCATCACGCAGATGGTGGAGGACAATACCAACCAGCGTGAAAATATCCTGCCGAGTGAACGGGCCAAGGCCCTGAAAATGCAGTTGGAGGCCATCAAGCACCAAGGAGCCAAGGAGGCCACTTCGGGCCAACTTGACCCGAAGGACGCCGGGCGGCGCTCCAATGAGATCGTAGCCGAGCGCAACAAAATGACGGTCAAACAGGTACAGCGCTATATCAAGCTCAATGACCTTGTTCCTGATTTGCAGAAAATGATGGACGCCGGGCAAATCAAATTTACCCCGGCGGTGGAGCTGGCTTATATCAAGCCCAAAAATCAGAGGTATATCGCCGTTGCCATTGAAGGCCAGCAGTCGGCCCCTTCGCTCTCGCAGGCCCAGCGCATGAGGGAGCTTGACCAGAAGGGCGTTCTGAATGGCGATGTGATCGACGGAATTATGATGGAGGATAAAAAGGAGGTAGACAAAGTGATTTTAACTGGTGCAGAACTGGGCAAATACTTCGGGAAGGAAACCACTCCGAGGGAAATGAAAGACCAGATTATCAAGCTGTTGGATGACTGGAAGGGCCAGCAGAAGGAAGTGGCCAAGCCGGAGAAAAAGGCCGCCCAGCAGGAAAAGTAACGCTTCTTCGGGTCAACTTGGCCCGAGGCAGTATGCGGGGCTCTGCCCCGCACCCCGAAGCTCAAAGGATATTAAATATTCCCCGTCGCCGGTTTTCAGGTAGCATATCCGGGAAAATCAGTCAAGGGCCAAAGCCGCCATGGGCGGTGCCAAAGGCATCCTTGACGGATTTCTCCCGGTTATGCTTTCAGGCGGCAAGCGACGGGGATATATATTCCTTTGAGCCGTTCCCCTTCCCACGGGAAGGGGCGGAGGAGTTGGGCTCCTCTGTCTGGCTCTTTTTAATATGTAGAAACGGAGGTACAAAACCATGAAAAGACCTTTAGCGTATATTACCGCCGCATGGTGCGGCGATCCTGATACCGATATGGAGCTGGCCGCCCGCTATTGCCGCATGGCATACGAGGCGGGCTTTTCTCCTATTTGCCCTATTCTTTATCTGCCACTGTTCATCAACGACGCTATCCCGGAGGAACACAAAAACGGGATTGATATGCGCCGGGATATGCTGCGCCGCTCTCATGTACTTGTGGTCTGCGGTGACGAGGTGGACGAGGATGTGAAAAACGATATTGCCGTAGCCAAGCGGCTGAACATCACGGCCACTACCCTTGACGGTATCCTGACAGTCAACCAGCAGGGCCGCCACGATGTTTGAAGCCTATGTGACCAATCTGGGGCTCTACCCGGAGCGAGGGGCCGGGGCTGGGGAATATCTAAAATTTCCTACGACTGTTGAGGAAGTGCAGGCCCTCTTTTCCCGGATTGGTATAGACGGAAAACAGTATGAGGAGTATTTCATTACCGACTATGACAGCGATATTCTGGGGCTGACTGACCACCTCGTGGAATATGAAAGCCTTGACGAGCTCAATTACTTAGCACATCTTCTGGAAGAAATGACCCCGGCCGAGCTGGAAAAGCTGGAGGCGGTCATGGATGCTGGGGAGTACACAAGCAGCGTCAAGGACTTAATCAACCTGACACAGAACCTTGACTTCTTCGATTTTTACTCCGATGTCAACAGCGAAGAAGAACTGGGCCGTATGTATATTCAGGATTTTGAGGCTATGCAGGTGCCTGAACACCTGATTGACTACATCGACTATGAAGCATACGGGCGGGATATTCGTATCAATGACGGCGGCCACTTCGCTCCCGGCGGCTATGTGGCGGATAATCGGAGTAACTTTGTGGAGCACTATACCGGGCTGGACGATATTCCAGACGAGTACCGTATTTCCAAAGTCCACGCCCGGGACGAAAAGGAGGAAACCCATTCTATTCTGGCGGCAATCAAACAGTTTATCACGCCAACATCCGCAAATGCTTGCAGTACGCTTTTCAAATCGGCATGATCCGTTCCAACCCGGCAGATCGCGTTGAACGTCCTCGTAAGGAAAAGTTCAAGTCGGAGATTTACAGCGGTGAAGAACTGGAGCAGCTTTTCAAAGCGATTCAAGGTGACCCTTCGGAGTTTGGCGTTATCATGGCTGCATTCTACGGCCTGCGGCGCAGTGAAGTTGTTGGCTTGAAATGGGATGCCATTGACTTTGAAAACAAGAAAATCAGCATTCAGCATACGGTTGTGACCGCAAAGGTCAACGGAACGCTAACAGAAATCGCACGAGATAAGACAAAAACAAAGTCGAGCTGCCGGACACTTCCCCTAATCCCTGCCTGTGAGCAGATGCTCAATAAAATGAAAAAGGAGCAGGAGCAGAATCGGAAGGTCTGCGGCAAAAGCTATTGCACCGATTATCTTGACTATATCTATGTAGACCCGATGGGAAAACGGATTCGGCCCGATTTCCTGAGCCAACATTTCCCGGATTTTCTGGTCGCACACCAGATGAAGCGTATCCGCTTTCACGATCTGCGCCATAGCTGCGCCAGTCTGCTCTATGCCAATGGCGTGAGCCTGAAGGAGATTCAGGAGTGGCTGGGGCACAGCGACATCAGCACGACAAGCAACATTTATACACATCTGGATTTCTCCAGTAAGGTATCTTCGGCGAATGCAATCGTCAATATCTTCCCAGAAAACGCCAAAGTATAAAAAATGGGCAAAAAAGAAAAACAGCCTAAAATCTTTCGATCCTAAGCTGTTTTATGATGAAGTGCCGATGGTGGGACTCGAACCCACATGGTTTCCCGAACGATTTTGAGTCGTTTGCGTCTGCCATTCCGCCACATCGGCTGATATTCAATTTTGAGACATTCGTACCGGTTTCTGAAGATTGGAGGGATGTTCAGGAGGGATGTAAGAAATCCTGCTTCGACAAACCTTCAAAATTCAACGCACACTCGTGAATTTCTCGTACAGACAAGAAAAATCACGAAGCGGATTTTGAGTCCCCCTCGTCTGCCATTCCGACACACCGGCGTATTCTATTTTACAGACAACATAGTTATTATAGCGGATTTTTCTCCCAAAATCAAGATGCAGCTCACAACTCATCAAATTTCTGCAAATTTCCTCTCCCCTTTTGGGGCGCGGGCGTGTATACTGAGAGAGACAACATCATACCCAAAGGAGTACTCTCTATGAATCAGTTTCTTTCTGCCCCCGTTACCGACGCCCAGCGCCAGCGCGACGCACTGTTAGGGGCGCTGGTGGGGCTGGCCCGCTCCACCGTCAACGAGCCGAAGACCGAGGACACCGACCGTGTGCTGACCTCCGGTCTCCGGCTGGCTGCCGACCCGGACGCTGCCGAAGACGCGCTGCGCCGGATGTACCACATCGTCGAGACGGAAAAGCACCGCGTCGCCCCCAACTGCGCCATCTGCACCATGCGCTGCGGCAACACCGACAACTACGACCTCGCCCGGCTCTGGGCCGCGCCGGAGGACATCCGCGCCCTCAAACTGCGGCTCCTGGCAGCAGTATTCCGGCTGGCACAGGGCCGCCCGGACGCTTGCGCACAGGAGGTCATCGACCAGGCCCTTTTTGTCCTCGCCGAAGACTGGGACGAGGAACTTCTCGCCCCCGTCGTGAAGCGGGCCGAGGACTGCTGTGCCGGGTAAATTCCCCGGAAATTTCTGCTTTTCCCCGCGCGCTGCATTTCTTTTCTCTCCGCTGCGCCGCACACAAATCCGGACAGTTTCTTTTTTCCAGGGCATTCTTCCCCCCTTTTGTCAGAATTCAGCGCTCCGGGCGCAGAAATATGGGGATGTTTTTTCCAAAAAACACTTTACAAACGTCAAAGAAATAACTATTATATAAGTATAGTGCTTCCAATCGTTGGCACGAACAGAAAGCGGTCGGACTGACCGGTAATACAGCTTCCGGCCCGGAAATCATCCACGTTTCCAATTTGCAGTGGAATACAGGAAAGAAGGTATAAGCTATGTCTGAGAAAAAGTCTGCTGTCCCCGCAGCTGTCGCTGCTCCTGAGACTCCTGCGGCAGAGCCGAAGAAGCGCAGATCTTCTGGTGCTGCACAGCGGCGCGGCCGTCCCCCGCTCTCCCCGGAGGTTTATGTCGAGTTCGGCACCAACCAGTACAACATCACCGATGTCATCGAGCGCGCAAAGGCCGACTACCGCGCCACCCATAAAGTGGGCGTCCAGTCCTGCAAGGTCTACGTCAAGCCTGAAGAGGGTATGGCCTACTATGTCATCAACAAAGTCTCCGGCAAGCTGGAGCTGTGATGTTCCTCAACACGAACAAAGGCGTCTGCACAGTCATTTGTGCAGACGCCTTTTCTTTTTTATAAGCCGTACAGTTCGGTGTACTTTCGGGTAAGGTACTGGATATAATCCTCAGCACTGAAATCGCCGCAGGCGTTCTTCACCACGTCGGCAGGCTCCATCAGCCCGCCGTACTGGTGGACCTTTTCCCGCAGCCACGCCGTAATGGGTGTGAGGTCGCCCCGGGCCGCTGCGCCCCAGACATCCACGTCCTGCTCCATCCGGCGGAGCATCTGAGCGCCGTAGGCACTGCCCAGCGCGTAAGACGGGAAGTAGCCGAACGCGCCGCCCGACCAGTGGCTGTCCTGCAGACAGCCATCCCGGTCATTCGGCACCTCGATGCCCAAATATTCCTTATAAAGCTTCGCCCAGACAGCCGGCACATCTTTTGCTTCCAGCGTGCCGCCGATGAGCTGCTTTTCGATCTCATACCGTACCATGACGTGGAGGCAGTAGGTCAGCTCGTCTGCCTCGGTGCGGATGAGGCTGGGCTGAGCCTTATTGACCGCGCGGTAGAACTGCTCTGCGCTCACGCCGCCCAGCTGCCGGGGAAAGAACTCCTGCACCTTGGGATAGATCGCTTCCACGAAGGGCCGCGACCGGCCAATGAGGTTCTCATAGAAACGGGACTGACTCTCGTGGACGCCCATCGAGACGCCGCCCGCAAGACAGGTGTACTGCAGGTCATCCCGGATGCCCAGTTCATACAGAGCATGGCCGCCCTCGTGGAGGACAGAGTACATCGAGGATGCCACATTGTACTCGTCGTAGTTGGTTGTGATGCGGACATCCTTATTGTTGAATTCCAGCGTAAAGGGGTGCTCCGTCTCGCCCAGACCACAATGGCTGCGGTCGAGGCCCATCACTTCCATCAGATAGTCGGCGAAGGCCTTCTGCTGTGCTGCCGGGTACTCCTGATGCAGGAAGCTGTCGTCGATCTGCGGCTTCTCGCCGATTTTATGGATGAGCGGCACCAGCCCCTCCCGCAGCGTCGCAAAGAAGCTGTCCAGCATCTTCCTATCCACGCCGCGCTCATACTCGTTCAGCAGAGCGTCATAGGGCGCTTTCGAGGCGTCATAATAACCGGCAAAGCGGCGATCGTAGTCTACAAGCTCCTGCAAGACGGGGCAGAACAGGGCGAAATCGTCCTGTGCCTTGGCCTTGTGCCAGACGTCGTCCGCCCGGTTGCACAGCTCTTTGTAGGCCATATATTCGTCCGCCGGGATGCGGGTCAGCTGCTCACAGCTGCGGCGCAGCTCCTCCACTTCGCGGCGGTGGACGAGGTCCAGCTCCCCGGCCCGGGCGCTCAGCTCATCCAGCAGCGCTTTCGTCTCGGGGCAGGTCATCAGTTTCTGGCTTTCTCCCGCCAGAATGCTCATGGCCACGCCCCTGCCCTCGGAGGTATCGCTGGGCGCGGTGGTCACGGCGTCCAGATAAAGGGAGCTGTCCGCACAGTGGTAGGCGTACAGCTTCTTTTGCAGCAATTCCAGCTGCTGCAAGGCGCGTTCTATCTCCATTGTCGTTCTCCTTTTTCTTTGATCTTTATCCCCACCCGAACAGCTTCCGCTTCGGCACCTGAACGGGGTCGGGTATCTCAAACTCGTACCGCTCGGTGGCGTTGATGACCGTCGTGCCGCCCCGGGTGCAGACACGGGGCAGGTTTGCCCCATAATTCAGGTGCATATGCCCGTGGATGAACCACTTGGGCTGATACTGGTCCATCAGATCGTTGAACACCCGAAACCCCTTGTGGGCCTTGTCGGTGCCGTCGTTGAGGCCGGATGCCGGGGCATGGGTCAGCAGGATGTCGATACCGCCCGCCCGCCGGGCCGCGAGCCAGAGCTTCCGGGTGCGCCACCGCATTTCAGCCTCGGTGTACTGGAAGGTGTCATCCCTGTTGTACCGATTGCACCCGCCCAGACCCATGATGCGCAGGCCCTTCCAGACATAGACCGCATCGTCCACGCAGATGCAGCCACCCGGCTCCGATTCCTTGTAACTGCCGTCGTGGTTGCCGTGGACGTACAGGATGGGGGCGGTGGTGAAGTTCGTGAGGTATTCGAGATATTTTTTCGGCAGATCACCGCAGGAGAGGATAAGGTCGATGCCTTCCAGCCGCTTGCGGACGCTCTCGTCCCAGAGCAGTTTGGACGGCACATCCGAGATCGCAAGTATTTTCACGATATTTTTGCTCCATTCTTTTCTATCCTTGGGGCTTTGCCTGTTACTGCGGCGTTCCCTTTACGATGTCCAGACCATTGATGTTCAAAAGGCTGCGGGTCTTGGCGTCCAGTTCATCGTAGCTGGGCAGTTCGCCCTCTACGCACTCTTCCAGCCAGTCCATCTCCATCAGTTCCTTGGGCGTATAGATGCCGGAAGCCGCATGGTGGAGGGCATGGCCCTGACTGTAGCTCTCGGTCGGGAAAACCTGTATCTCCCCATCGCAGAGCTGGCGCTCTGCCATCTTGAGCAGCTGCATGGTGCCGTCGTTCAGCCGGGTGGGGTATTCCACCCGCTCGGCACCGCTCTTGAGTCCCCACCAGTAGTTGATCGCCCTGCCGCCGGGGGCGCTGTCCCATGTCCCGGCGAACACGGAGCGGACGATCTCGGTGAAGAACACGTCCCACCGCCACTCCGGCAGGCCCAGCGGCTGCAGAACGCCGTCGGGCAGACGGCGGCAGAGGCCGTAATCGCGGTAGGTTCCTTCCGGCTCCCGGAAGTCCTGACTGTAGAAGACTTCGATGTCTTTCCTGTCCGAGAAATCCTGCGGGTGTGCCTCATCGCACAGGCAGGCCCAGCGCAGCACCACCCGGCTGTCGGGCCGGACGGCACGCACGCCCTGGGCAAAGGCATTGATGGCCGCAGGCACACCGTACACCGGGTTTGCAGCCACATAGCCCACCTTGTCGCTGTGGGAGACGATGCCCGCCAGCATTCCCAGCAGATAGGTCACCTCATAGGTGCGGGGGTAGTAGGTGCGCACCAGCGGATGGGGCGCACTGAGGGAACAGTTCAAAAAGCGGGTCTTGGGGTGCTGGGCCGCGACCTTCAGGCAGGCGGTGTGCATCCGGGCGCTGGTGGTGAAGACGATGTCCGCGTGGTCGTGGGCTACCTCTTCCAGCACCTGCTCTGCGTCCACCTCGGGGTTGATATTCTCCCGGCAGCTGACATAGAGCTTATCCGGGAAAGCTTTCACCAGCGCGGCGCGGCCCTTGTCCTGTCCGCGCACCCATGCGCTGGTCTGGGCGTTGTGCTCGTGGAGGAACACCACCCGCAGCTCGCTGGGACGGGAGCTGAAAATGTTCAGCTTGCTCAGCAGCGGTTCAGAACTGCGCTTCGGCTCCAGCAGCAGTTCCACAGCGTGGGGTTCTGCCAGAATTTTCACCTCGTCCCAGAGGCGGGCCAGATTCTCCCGCACCTCGGTCGGGGTGGACTCGCAGGCATCGGCATAACGGTACACCGACAGGTACACCAAAAGTGCGTCGCCCGGCGTCAGGCCCAGTGAGCCGCCGCCCAGCGCATAGAACTGCTGGCTGAACATGGTGTAGAGGGACGAGAAATTCAGCCGGTCATCCTCCGTCCACGCCTCGCCCGTGGCCTTGCAGGCCAGCGCCTGCAGCTTTGCATAGCCCCCCAGCCGGGAGAAGCTGACGTAGTTGATGCGGGAAAACTTGTAAAAATCAAGGAACTCGTAATAGAGCTTATTTTCCAGCGTGTCGTTCTTTGCCGGGATGAGCCGGGTGACGGTGCCGGGAATTTTCACGGCCTCATAGTATTTGAGGACGGAGACACGCTTGTTGCCCTCCTGCACATAGAATTTGTTCAGGTATTCGAAGGCAATAATAGGGGTGTGGATTCCCTCTTCCAGATGGGCGTCACAGAGGTTCGACCACTTGACTGCAAACTCGGTGTCGTCGTCCAGAAGAGGCATGAAATTGGAGGCAAAGGCGGTGTGGCGTCCGGCGGTCTTGGTACCCACGATGCTCTCGGCCGGGATGTCCACCAGACCCAGAGGCTCCTGCGCCACGATGTCCACATCGGTGAGGATGTCGTCCAGCACCGCGAGATAGGGCGACTGCCCCCGGGCCACATTGGCCCGGTAGGCGCGCTGGCCCGCACGCTGGGCGCTGCGGTAATCTTCTATCATAAACAAAACTCCTTCTGCTTTTTCAGCAAGCGAAGAGGGATACTTTCCTCTAAGGGATAGTATAGCATGAAAATCGAAATTATGGGAGACTTTCTCGCCGCAAGGTGTTGCTTTCGCACAAATTTTAAGGTACGATAAAAGAAACACACGTTTCTTGTGAGGTAAGCTATGCTTTGTGAAACTCTTCCCCGGCTGGAAGCCGACGAATATCCCGGCGGTCTGTGGTACTACGAGCCCCACACCTACCAGCCCTACCGCTATGTGCTGGGGCGGGTGGGCCGCCGCCCGCTGGTGTGCATCGGCATCAACCCCAGCACCGCCCAGCCCGGTGCGCTGGACCCCACTCTGAAGAGCGTCGAGCGTCTGGCCAACGCCAACGGCTTCGACAGCTGGATCATGTTCAACGTCTACCCCCAGCGGGCCACCAACCCCAACGACATGGACAAAACGCCCGACCGCGCCCTCTGCGACGAAAATCTCCGCTGGCTGCAGGCCGTGCTGGCCCAGACCGAGCCCACCATGTGGGCCGCATGGGGTACTCTGATTGAAAAGCGGGACTATCTGCCCGGCCTGATGCGGGAGATGGTTGCCCTGACGCGGGAAAAGAACATCCCCTGGGTGACCTTCGGCCCCCGCAGCAAAAAGGGCCACCCCCACCATCCCCTCTACCTGCGCAAGGACTCCACGCCGGAGCCTTTCGATGTGGAAAAATACCTCAACACCTGTTTTGAATGAATCTCTCAGGGAGGGAACCGCATGACACCGGAACGATATAAACGACTGACAGACTGGCTCGAAGGACATCCCGCTCTGCGGGAGGGCATCATTCTGCTCAACCGCTGGCTCCCCCTCGTTCCTTTCGTCTGTTATCCGGTGCTTCTGGTGCTGCTCAATCTCCGGTGGTTCAGGATGCTCAGCATCGGACGGGGCGGCGGCGCTCTTGATTTTATGCAGGTCATTGCCCGGGCCATTCTCGTTCCGGGTCTGGCGTTCGGGCTGGGAACCATCCTGCGGGCGAGGCTCAACTTCCCCCGCCCTTATGAGCAGCCGGGCTTCGTACCGCTGGTATCTAAGGAGACCCACGGCAATTCCTGCCCTTCCCGCCACGCACTCAGTGCCGCCGTCCTCGGGATGGTGTGGCTCTACTTCTACCCTGCCGTCGGCGTCGCGATGCTGGCCATCGCCGCCCTCATCTGTCTGCTGCGGGTGCTGGCTGGGGCGCACTTCGTCCGAGATGTGCTGGCAGGCGCAGCCTTCGGGCTTGCGTTCGGCTTTGTGGGGATGTGGCTGCTGTGAGAAGCCTTTTGCAAAAAGCGCAAAAAAGTTTCAGATTTCTCTTGACAGAACCCCGGAGCTATGGTATTATACTTCTCGCAGCGTGCTTCGACTCACAGCTGCAAACCATATCAGAACCCAATGGGATAACAACGTGCGCCCGTAGCTCAGGTGGATAGAGCAACTGCCTTCTAAGCAGTGTAGTCGGTTAACGCGCCAGATTGTGGATCTGGAGACCGTGGGTTCGAGTCCCACTGGGCACCCCACTAAAAAGTCCGCTGCAATGCAGCGGACTTTTTCTTTTGTGGGGAGTCAGTGGGACTCGAACAAATAAATAGCGTGAAACGCCAGAGTGCAGAGCACCTTTCGGTGCTCTGCACTCTGGCATTTTTCTTTCTCAGCTTCCCAGCTGCTTCAGGATATTATTGATCTCATCGTTGGAGTAGCCCTCCTTCAACAGTTCGCTGCGGATGGCCGTGTCGCTCCTGCCCTGCCGGTAGAGGCGGGCTGCGCTGTAAGGTACGATGGTGCTGCCGCCGGACGACAACACCGCCCCGCTGCCCGAGCCTCCCGAACTGCCCGCACTCTTTGCCCCGGCGTTTGCCGCAGCCTGCTGGGCGCTCTGGGCTGCCTTGGACTGCTTGAGCGCCCATTCGCCCTTGGCGATATTCAGCTTTTCGCTGGTCGCATTGTTGTTGAACTCCTGCTGGCGCAGGGTGTCCTGATACTGCCGCTCCGCCTGCTCGTTCTTGTACTTCTGCTGGGCAAGGCTGTCCTGCCGCTGGGTCTCCTGCATCTGCTGGCCCCACGCAGCGTCAGCACGCTCGGCCGCGTAGGCGCGGTCTTTCGCGTACATATTATATCCGGTGTTGGCCAGCGTACCCACCAGCGAGCCGATGCCGGTGGTCCCGGTGATGGCCAGCTGCACCGCGTCGCCGATGACGCCCAGAATGCTCAGCACACCATTGAACGCCTGCTTGCGCTTGGCGATGGCCTGCTGCTCCTGATTGGAATAGTAGCCGTACAGGGTATCCAGCCGGCCCAGATAGTCCTGATAGCGGCCATAGTCCTGCTCGTAGGCAGCATTGTAGGCGCTGCCCTTCCGGTCGAGCTGACTGTAATAGTCCGACAGCTCCGCGTTATACTGCGCCTGTGCGTTCTGCTCCTGCGTGTTGAGCTGGTCGATCCGGGTCACGACATCGTCGCCCTCACTGTTGTAGGTGTCCAACGCCAGCCGGTAGAGGGACGGCAGGGCGTCGTTCAGCGCGCCCATCTGCTGCTGGTACGCCTGCTGGGCCACACTGGCCGCATAGCTGGAGCCGTAGCCTCCGGTGAGGGCCGCAGCCTGTGCGGCGGCGTCCGCGCTGGCGTTGCGGGCGTTCTGGGTGTACTGCTGGGCATACTGGCGGTAGAGCGGGTCCTGTGCATAGCTGTACTGGAAGCTGTTCCGCTCCAGCAGCTGGCCGATGAGGTCTTCGATGCGGCCCTGATAGGCGCTCTCATACTTGCCCGGCCGGTTCTGCTGCCAGTTTCTCAGGTCCGCTGCTGCGTCGGTGACGCTCTGGCCGGGGGTGTACACCGCATTTGTCAGTGCATTCTCCACCTCTTTGCGGCTGTTCAGTCCCGCCGTGCTGTAGGAGGACTGGGCTGCAGGCTGGGCAGCCACATCTTCCAGCAGCTGCTGTTCTTTCTTTTTCTCGGTGCTCATAAATTCTCCTTTCTCACTGGATGCTGTTCAGCCGGGCGCGCAGCGGCTCCGACATATTTTCCACGTCCAGATTGCAGAGCACATATTGTAATTGCTCCTGCATCTGGTATAAGTAGTTGCGGATGGCGCGGGCATCCTCCGCGTCCATGTTCTCGCTCAGATGGGGCAGTCCGATCTTCGAAAGTCCCGTGACACTTGCCATGTTCAGTTCACCTCCTGTGCCAGAATGCCGCCCTTCGCGGCGGCGCTCGTCCGGGTCAGGCTGCGCAGGGTGAGCTGACCTCTGCCCTTCAGCCGGAGCCGCAGGCTCCCGCACCGCCTCGGCACAAACGGAACATCGAAGCAGCGCCGCCCGTCGGCGGTCAGCTGGGCCAGTGTCTCCCACGCTCCGCTGTCGTAACTCACAGCCACCTCGATGCGGCTCTTCACCTCGGCCTCGAGCCGGAGCGTCAGCCGGGAGAGATACAGCTCTTCCGGGCTGTCCAGCCCGATGTCCCCGCTGACGAGCTCGAAGCTCACGCCGTCCTCAATGCCGCCCGCCTGCTGCCAGTTCTCCTCCCGGTCCGCATCTGCAGCCCAGATGGCCTTTCCGTCCCAGAGATAGAGCTGCCCGCCGCTTCCGGCCATCTCGTAGGAGCAGACATCTTCCTCCTGCCAGAGCCCCCGTTCGGTGTCGTAGACCAGCAGCCGCACGGCCTGGGCTTCGCCGCTGCCCCGCACGAGGTGCAGATAATACCGCCCGTCCAGCGCGCCGCCCAGCGCCGACTTCACGTTCCGCAGCCGGGCCGGGTCAAGGGCCGTCGAGACTTTGGTGGGGATGCTGCCGTCCCAGGCCATCACGCCGTCGGGCGAGAGATAATAAAGCGTCTCGTTGATGACGCAGAGGCTCCGGGCAGCACCCTTTGCCACGCCCCGGCAGCGCAGGCTGCTGAGCTGGAAATCCGAGGGCTTGGAGCCGTAAAGCTTGTGAAGGGTGTTTTCCTTGAAGAAAAGCGCGTATCCCATACAGGTAGCCGCGCCGGTAAACGCCCCGTCGCTGCCCACGGTCACGGCATAGCTGTCGGCGGCAATGCCCCGGTAGGAGAACCAGTTGGTGGGGTCGCCCAGCTTGCAGGCGTAGATGACGTTCTCCTTGTTGGAGCATCCCCACACCCGGTTGTCGCACTCGGTCAGGTAGTCCATGTCCGGCACCCGGCGTTCCAGCTCCACCACCTCTGCCGAGACGAACTCCCGGCTGACGCTGCCGTCCAGACTCACCCATCTTACCGCTGCGCCGGTGCGGGTCAGACGGCCATAGAACCACTCGCCGCCCGGGTCGGCTTTGACGCGCAGGGCATCTGCGCCGGCGTCGCAGACGATGCGGTCACCGTCCAGCTCGTTCCACTGCCCGGCCTGTTCCGCTGCAGAGCCGGTGAGGGTCACGGTGTCCTCTGCCGCAAAGTCTGTCCCCACCCCCTTTGCCGAGATGCGGCAGTAGTCCAGCACCACCGCCGACCAGTTGCCGGACGCCTCACTATATACTTCCAGCGTGCTCTCGCTGCTCCATGGCTTTTCCGGGTCTTCCACCCGCAGGAAAAGCTGACCGTCCGTCGGCTTGTCGGGCTCAGCAGGGCCGCAGCCGCTCACCTCGTAGACCTTGCCCTCCGCGTCGCAGGGTGCAAACTCCACGCTGGTGTTTTTGCCCGACCACATCGCGCCCAGAGCGCTCACCTTCCGGCTGGCAGTGTCGAAAGCCAGCTTGTCCGGGAAGATCAGGATCCTCGTCCCGATGCCCACCAGCGTTTTCCTGCCGCTCTCCACGGCGTCTTTCAGGGTCACTTCCATCTCATCCGCGTCATCCGGCGTGTAGACGAGATCTCTGCCGCAGACGGTCAACAGGCCGTTCAGGTGATACATCCCGTTCAGGTCTGCTTCCTCCCGCAGCTTCCGCCGGGGCAGACGGGTGCTCAGGGCCGGGAAATTCCGGGCCGAAAAGTTGATGCCCGCGCTGTACTCTGCCTCGGTGCAGCTGTACGTCTCGTTCAGTCCGCCGAACACCCGCAGCATATTCCGGGTGTTTTTCAGGCCGTTCCGGTTCGAAAGTATCATCTTTCTCCCTCCTTACCAGCGCCAGCTGCAGCCCCGGGCGGGCAGATTCTTCCGCCGCAGCCACGCGGCCAGTTCGGCTAAGATGCTGTTGTACTGAGCCTGCTCACCGGCGTACCGGTCGTTCTCGCCCAGCGCGGCGTCCGTCATGGCGCACAGATAGTGCGGGTACAGGCTGTCGAAGGGCGGCGGCACCAGCAGCACGTCGTCATCCCGCAGACCGTTGTCCCACGCAATGTCCGCGCCCACGCCCTCCCGGCTGTCGGCGCTGCTGGGCCGGAAAAATTTCTCCCGCAGCATCCCGTCCTCCTCGCACAGCCAGCGCTGCCGGGTGCGGGCCGCGACACGGCTGCCCGGGCGCAGCTCTTCGGCCCGCTCCATCGCTTCTCCTACCGTCATAAAAAGCCTCCTTTCGCTTTTTTCCAAAAAGGCCCGGCAGAAGCGGCCTTCTCCGCCGTTTCTGCCGGGCCGCGTTGTCTTATTTTACTGGGCCGCAGTCTCTGCCGCAGCGATGCGGGCGGCGGTGTACTCGTCCTGCTGCTGGCTGTGTTCCAGCACCTCGGCCACCTCAGGCGGCACTTCCACCTCCACGCCCCGGCGGATCTTGTAGTTCACGCCGTTGACGCTCACGAACAGATCGCCCTTGTACCGGCTGTTGTCCTTGAACAGCCGGATGCGGACATTCTTCTTTTCTGCCATAGCTTCTCCTTTCCGGCTGGCTCAGTTTGCCGCCGCAGTGGAGGAATAGCTGGACACGCTCTCGATGCGCACCATGTACTGCTCCACCAGACGCTCGGCGGCGCGCATACCCTTCCAGCCCACAGAGGCACGCTGGTTCAGCGGATCGTCGCCGTAGCCCAGCTGCTTGACGATGTGCTCCAGGCCGCCGCCTTCCAGCTCGGTGACGCCGTAGGCGTGGGCGCCCAGCACGAGGGTACCAAAGACGGCCAGACCCTCCGGACAGGTAGCGTCCTTCCAGATCTTCGCCTCGCTGGTCTCGATGAAGCGGATATTGCCCAGCTTGCCGATCTCGCCGCGGTACATGGTGTCGGGGTCGGCGTACTTGTGGGCCTCGATGAACTCCTTGCAGGTCTTGAGGTCGTAGGCTGCGTAGGGATGGATGATGGCGATGTAGCTGTCGCCGATGGGGTCAGCGTTCATCGCGCCCAGCTGTGCCGCCGCCTGGAAGAACAGCTTCGGGGTCAGGGTGCAGCTCTTGTCCAGCGCCTTGCGGCTGGTGACGGCAGTCTCGGTGCCGTCTGCGGAAAGCTTCGGCGCATAGATGACGTTGGTGCCGCCGGCCAGCACATCGCGGGTGATGCTGTCCATGGTGCGGCCCGCCTGGCTTGCCAGAACGCGGGT